CTTAAAGTCCTTCCTCCTGTCGGTAATTGAATTTTATAGAAAGATTTTGATAATAGAGATAGGCAAGCCTATCTCGTTCTCAAATGAATCTCTACAAAAAAAGCGCCAATACCAAACGCAATGAATGGTTAAGGTCTACAAGGCGCAAGAAACCCATTCACGATGATTTAGTGATGGACACATGGGTAGGATTGCCAATTAGCGAAGATGGAGTCACAGGAGACTTAAATGCTGAACCTGTCGTTGAGGTAGAGTTAAGGAAGCAAGAGGCAGACGCAACAAATGATTTCTTAAAAGAATTTAATCAATTAATAAGGTACGAAAAGAAATCAGATTGGGCGAAACAGAAATGGCGAAACAAATCTAAAGATAATGGTTGACATAGTAGGATAATCTGTCATACTTTAGGAATAAACATCAAAAAAGGATATTAAAATAATGCAAGAACCAAGAAAAGACATCCCCGAAATTGAAGGGAATAGCGTGGACGAGAAATTGGCAAATCTCGTTCAATGGAGAAACGAAACCCTTAAGAATGGAGATTGCCTCAAGCTAGTGGAGATTGGAGATGCGGTAGGACTATCAAGAGAGAGAGTTCGACAAATAGAAGCAGGAGCATTAAAGAAATTGCGCCATCCTGCGTTAATGAAACAACTAGAAAGATAAATGAGTAAAGTTATTTCAGTTCCGTTCGACTTAGAGGATTACGGACTTTATGAATTGGTTGAGCATTATGTTGAATCAAGAAAAGGATTCGCAGACAACGAAGTTGATTATCTAAAAGAATTAATCTATTCTTTGGAATTCTTAAAGACGCACTATGAGGGAAAAGAAGCATAAGTACGAACTCATAGAATATGCAGGTTGCACTTATTCTCCCTATGGACAGGTCTTAAGAAACCCTCCTCCAACATTATGGGAAATGACAGAATCTCAAGCGTGTGAATTGAACAATACATATAGAGCAGAAGGCAAAGTTAAGAAATTCATTAGAGTTAGAAAGTTCTATCCAAAAAACATTAAGTTTAAATCGGGAGAAATAAATGTTGGCAAACATCAAATTCAAAACAATAGAAGAATTGAAAATGACAAGAGCAGAGGAATATGATTACCCAAAGTACGATGAAGATTTCTTACTTGAACAATTAGATGGTAACTGCAAAAACTTTTATATAAAACAAGCGGATGACGATATGCTTTACCAAGAGGCGTATTCTCAAGATAAGGTTCGTATCGCCTTGGAGAATGTCTTGACTCTCGCAGGGGAACGATTAGAGCAGTTTCAATCCCCCGATTATACGGATGCCGACATAGTGATTGCAGATGAATCAATAAGAGCAGTAAAGGATTATTTCTTTAATAGCGGAGAAGCAGTTTTTAATAATTCACAAATAGCGCAAGATAATAAAGATTAGGCGTAAATACATAATTTAGAATAAATAAAAAGTTTAATAAAGTAAAGAATTATAAACCATGACCCATATTAACCCATTTGACCCCACATTAACCCTTCAAATAGGCTTAAATAATGGGACAGAGCGCATTTATAAGGGATTGAATACACCCCTACCTTTTTTCTCTCTATAAGTCAAGTAAAAAAGTTAAATATTTTAAATTAATTTTTATTGACATTTGTTCTTGTATGTTCTACTATGTATTGAATAGCCATTAAGGATAATATAGTGAAGATAATAAGCAAGATAGTAAATAAGATTAAAGAGTATATTGAAACAGATGAAACGGAGAAGTTGAGAGAGTTAGAGTTTAAGCCAAAGAAGAATAAAGACAAAATGAGATATAATAAACACGGCTTTCCGACTTACAATTCAAGATTACATTCTGATCCAGATAAGCGACATAAATACTAAAATAATTTAATAAAGTTAAGCTAAATAATTACATTAATTTTTTTATGCTTTTAGGCGCAAATAATCTAAATAAGTAACATAGGTAGTGTATTCTATGACCTTTAGTTCAAATATATAGATTAAGCCGATTTAATTAAATAAAATATTTTATAAATTTCAATTATTTCCAGTCATTTTCAGCTTTTTTGGTTGACTTTCGGCTAAATAAGTCTATATTAGAGGTATGACAATTGAGGAGGAGTCTATTCAGTTCCTTGAATCGCAAATAAGTAATAATTACAAAGAAATTTTCGATAAATACTTAATAAATAATGTAGAATGGATTGAGCTTGAGCAAGGTATGCGACCTGTCGCTCACATAATGGAAGCTACAACAAATAAACTTGTAAATATAATAGTATTGTTCCCATATTTCAATCCATCTACTGATACAACTAAATAAGATAAATAATGAATTTAGCGCGCGAAATAAACGAAAAATTGGATGAAATACTGCGACATAATCAAGAAAGAAAAGCAGTTGAATTAGATTTCCAAGACCCTAACTTCACGATAAATGATGTGAGTTCTGGAGAGCAGGTTACAAAAGAAATGGTGTTAAATAAAGCCGATGAGGTCTACGAGGTAATTATAGAAGATTTAAATAAGATAACTAATAGTGGACAAAATTGTAGAGATTTATTTACTAATCAATATTATATCAATGACATGAGCCAAGACCACTTGATTGCAAAAGAAATGAGAGCAAATAAACTTGCAACAGAAGAAGCGAAGCAGAGAAGCGCAAATAACTAATTTAATATGAAATACTTTGTAATAATTTCCGCGATCTTAATAACAGGTTGCGCATCTACGCCTGAAGGCATAGATTACATAGGACAACAACCTTGGTATGCAGTCAAAGCGCCCCATACCGCCTCATGCCCTTGTTGTTTCGGAAAAAAAGTGTTGACACCTACCCCCACCTCTGCCATACTTAAGGTTCAACAATCAAAAAGGGGAAATCAAAATATGTCTATTGCTAAAAATGCTCGTTGCTCTCAAATCATTCGTGAAGTGGAGGGCGGTAAGTTCGTTAAGAACTCCAAGTTTCATAGTTTCGGGTCGGTGGTGGAGGATAGTATCTTCGCCCAACAGAAGGAAGCAGACAGAAGGTTGCTTGAGATTCAAGCCCAACGCAAGGTGAGGGTAGCACGATGCAACTAAGAGGATTAATTTCAATGAGCGAGTTCTATGAGTTGACCGAGAAGATTGCACAATTAATTGACGAAAGTCTAAGCGCAAGCATGGAAGATTTAAGTAATATCAACGACTTAGTTGGAAAAGAAATTGAAGTAGCTTATCGCGCTCAACAACAAGAGAATGTTGAAACAAATGGAGGTTCTAAATAATGAGAACTAAAGGAATGAATTCTAAGGGCGCATTCGGTGGAAAAATTAAATCCCTTTCTAGATCAAGACTTAAATCCATAATGCCTACCGCACTCAAAAACTTTGATAATCAAATGGGCAAGTACAAAAGAAAGCATTGGGAGTACTTCAAGGAGTGGATGGGTTGGGAAACCCAAGAAAATAAAGAAGAAAATAATACTTGACAAATAACACCTAATAGGGTATACTATATAAATAATAAGTTGAGAAAGGTAAACTCAATTAAATCAAATAACCTAAATTTTTTGTTCTTTTAAATTTTAGTCTTTAGGGATGATCGACGGATCACCCCTAGGGGAAACATGTAAACAGGGTATACGGATGCCCTGCATGTGCAATGGTCATCACCTCGTACTGAGGGAGCTTGCTCGTCGAATGATGGGAGGGTTAGGTCGTCAGACCCTATGATCGGCACATTGCTAATTGCGTGATTGCAGTATGTCATGAACGATGGTTCATATGCTGATGAAGTTCCAACGCCCGATGTGGGGAGAGGGATTTTAAGGTAAGCCTGTGGTGGGCGTCATATGTACCTGTGTATAACCACGAACTATATATATAGTCCGTCGCAGGTTGGTGAGTGCGGTAGAGATACTGAGACTCCCCCTTCGGGTCGCATAACCCAAGCAAGTAGTTAATGTTGGCGGACTACCAAGTTTCCGTCCCCCACCTTTTTTCTTTGTTATCCTCCTCCCCCTCTGCGCAATTGTAAGTGTGCAGGGGGGGTTTTTTTATGTTGACTTCTAAGTGTATTCTGTCATTATTACAGGTATGAAACTTATAAAAGACATCATCGACCATTGGGGGTTTGTTAATTCTGCTCAAATTGAAGAGCTTGAGTCCGCATTTCCCAACATGGAATTAGTAATCAAATGGGGTGGAATGCAAAGAGAAGCCCTTCCAGCGTGTGAAGTCGCCGAGCGCATTGCTCATGTGGAAGAAATGAATCAAGACTATGCTCGCGAGGTATTTATTAAGTCTGAAAGTTTTCGTAAGCTTAAAGAAGTATTAGGAGTAAAGTAATGGAGCTATTAAAACAAGAAGATAAAAGATATTATATAGATGAATCAAGAAAAGTATTCATTTATAAAAATTTGCACAAGAACTGTTGGAGTCTCAAGCAGGACGGGTTAGTCAAGGCCCATGTAGATGACCTCAGCCTATTCGATTGTTCCTTCCGAGTTAACTCGAAGGGTAGAGCTAAGGTTTTAGAGGAAAAGAGGAAGAATGTCCACGCAGGCATTAGCGGGTACATAGATCTTTCCTGGGATCACGACAGCGTGAGCCGCGAAGGGCAGGTGGCCAAGCTTGCAATGTACAACCCTTACAAGTATAAATCTTTCGTACGCGTTGATGACGACAGCAAGCCTGTCTTTTGGTCTTCCACAGCGCGACTCGTTACAGCAAAATCTCACGGAGACAAAGACAAGGTATACTTTGTACCTTCAATTGAATCCGCCAACCAAATATAAACATGAAGTATGGAAGCAATAATCATCATAAGTGCAATCGTAGTAGCAATAATAATATCAAAAGATCTTTAATAAAACTAGAAATAATGTCTCAAATAATGTAAATAAAGCTTGACTTTGGCGAAAGCCTGATATAGGTCGCGAGTCGTAAGTCCTTGAACACCAATGACTTGGGCGCCTCGCGCTGACCCCGCGCCACAAGTAGTTGATAGTCAAGCGGTTAGAACTATTTCACAAATCTTGAAAAAAAATCCGGAAAAGGAAGAACATCCCGCCTTTATATATATAGAGGGAGAGGGTAAGGGAAAAGGATTTAAAGAAAAAGCTTGCAATTACTCCCGAATCTGTCATTATTGTAGTTATGAAAGAAACAGTAAAAGTCTTAATGTCCCGCGATGGTTTAACTCAAGCCGAGGCGGTTTACCAAGTTGTCGGTTTTTTCAAGATGATGGAAGCGGATATCAAAGATGGTGGCGACCCCTTTACCTGGGAAAATGAGTTTGTCCAAGAGTTTGGACTTGAGCCAGATTTCTTTGAAGATTTCATTTTTAGGCTTGCAGTATAAAACCAATCTGTCATACTAGAGGTAAACAATGAGAAGTTGGGAAAGAAAAGATATAACGGACATCCTCGTAAAACATCACGAAGAATTGCGTGAAGCTAGTTTAGGGCTCGCCAATAGTGGTGACCCAGAAGGTTGGCGTGAGTTGGATGACGACTGCATAGTAATTGAAGATTTTTTAGAGGAAGCTTTCGGCATGGAGTGGCAAGGTGACCACTTCCTTGATTCACACAAGAACCTTGTATAAGAGGACACAACTATGGGACTAGACCAATACGCATACGCAGTTGCACATGAAGGTGCAGAACAAGAACAACTTACTACTTGGAGAAAGCACAACCGCCTTCATGGATGGATGGAGCAACTCTGGGAAGATAAGGGTAGACCAGATTGGGATTCAACGGAACAACCTTTGGGAGATTTTAATTGTCAACCTGTGGAACTCACCGACTCTGACATTGAGCAACTCGAAGCTCACATTGAGGGTAAGTCATTACCCGAAACAGGTGGGTTCTTTTTTGGAGATGACTCTTTCGAGTGGGCGGATGATGAAGGCAATCCTCCTGCGCAGGGAGATTATTACTACAAGCAAGATGATGTGAAGTTCATTCGTCTTGCTCGTAAAGCACTACAAGAAGGCAAGAAAGTTTTTTACGATTCTTGGTGGTAAGGCTTGACACAACACGCAAAATTTGAGAGAATACAATCATGCAAACGATAGATGTAACACCGAAGTGGGAAGCAATGATGAGAGTCATGCTTGCTGTACTTGAAAATCCAAAGGCGTCTGCCGAGTCCAAGCAATCAATGAGGGAAGAACTCATTAGCCTTGGCAGGTGGGTTGACCAAGTGAACGAGGAAAGGAAACAAGGAATCTATGAAAGAGAACAAGGAAGCTAAGTACTACGAAAAAGTAATGGATTCTACGCTCATCATCCAAGAGTATATCTTTTACTCTGAGATGGAGGGGGAGTTGGATTACGATGATCCTTGGATGGCTTTATACAATGGACTCAGTGAATTACGCGGGAAGTTAGCCGATGAAAAAGAATTTTCAGAAACGATAGATACACAACAAAGAGAAGGGAATTAAAATGACTGATCAAGAAATTAAAGACACAGTAGAAGGTTGGAACTGGAACCTCAGTATATTTGAGATATACGATGAGGTTAAGGATATGGGTAAGTATGGATATGGAGGAGGCAATGCATCAGAACATGAGGACTTGACTCGCTTGCTCAACCACGCCTATGAATACTTCAACTACGACCAAATGATCAAGGAGTTAATGAGCTTTCTTGGTGTGGAAGTCGCTGAGCATAATCTTTGTGGTGACCACAAAGTAGACTTGACAACCACCTCTTAATTTGAGAGAATACTACCATGTCAAAGAAAACTATAGAACATAGAACCGCATCTCAACTTGGGAAGACCTCTTCCCATACTGGAAACAAACCATTAGTCAAGTCGTTATATGACGACAATGTGCTCGTCACCCAAAAGGTGAGGAGAGCGCAAGAAAGGAACAAAAGCCAATGATAGATTACATCGAAGCAAATTGCATCGTGCCACCCCTCAATAGTCATCCAGAACATGACGAGGAAAGTGGCACTTGGGATGTTTACTTCGAGGAGCGTGAAGGGGCGAATCCCTATGAGCTTGAAACAGAGCTTATTTGCATCGCCCTTGATACAATGGAAGAAGCACAAGACTTAATACGAAAATCAGTAGATTTATATTACAAGGAAACACAAAATGAAGAAAATGTTCAAGAAGATCAAGCGTTGGTTTAACCCTCTTTATAGCGTCGTCTATACGACGAAAGACGGAAGAACCGAAATGTACACAATCGAGAAGCCTCAACACGGCAATGAGTTTGGTAATGTGAGAGAATCCCTCCGCACGGCAGGCTTTAAGGCTTTTTGTCATAATCGAGGAGCTGTCCGCTCCTTCCGCTACGACAGGATAGTTGCACTAAATAAAGGATGAAATACGACACCTTAAGGCTCAAGATCAGAGAGCTCGCGCACCTTTTAGCCTACGAAGAAGAAGCGGGTCACAGGTTCGCTGGCTGGTACCCCAGGAAGAAAGAGCATGACTTCTTACTCAAAAAACTTTATCGCTTAGAAAATAAGGCTTAATAAGGCGGCTTTCGAGATAGGCATCGTTCTCTACATCCTCTACGCTTTTACTGTCCTAAGTCGTTAACCTTCAACAACTTGCGCGATTAGCGCTGCCCCCGGCGCCCAAGTCGTTGATGCTCAGGCACTTGCGTAACTACTATTAGTCCGACTGATGGGTGGCATTAGCAAGAAAAGAAACTGCATTCAAGAACTTTTTTTTTCTTGCGGTTTAGTCCGATTCTGTCATACTTGTATTATGAAAGTGAGGGAATTAAAAGTAAGAAAGACGATTTATCTACCGAAGTCTTGCCCTATGAAAAGGCGAAACAAAGTTCTCCCTCGTAAACAAAAGCACAAAGGAAAAGAATTAGAATGAACATCTTAGACAACGATTCCGACTTTGAGGAAGAAATGAACGCAGAATATGTAACCAATGAGGGGATGTGCGCCCTTTGGGATTTGTGCATAGAACCAATGCAAGATAAACTCTCGCAGGAAGATATGGCAGTAATTAGCCTAATTGGCATGACCTTGAAAATTGTAGCAGAAAAGGCAAGTGCCTACGAAAAGCTCCAACAAGGCGAACTAGACGACACAAAAGAAAACGATTTTTATAGAAATTAACCATTGACAATCCATTCAAAAACTGAGAGAATATAATTATGTCTGAAACAAAGAACAAAATCAACCTCCGCATTTGCGGTAGTGAGTCTAATGTCGTTGACCTTGAGCAAGTTCAAGCCGTCAACACTCCCGAAGTGGAGTATCGTAAGGAAAGGAACAAGGACGGCAGTCTTTCGGTTTCTTATCAACCCATCTCGCACAATCTCTTGATTGACAAAACACGCAAGCATCTTGATGATGCAGGTTTTTCAGTCGTTGACGAATGCCACAACCTCGCAAGAAGTGGTAAACGCTACTTTGGCTTGTTTGAAGTGAGTCACCCCGATAGGGAAAATGCCGAGCGTGGAACTATTATTGGTTTGCGTAACGCTCACGACAAATGCTTTCCCGCAGGACTTTGTGCAGGGGATGCTCCTTTTGTCTGCGACAATCTTATTTTCACAAACAATGTGAAACTCGCAAGAAGGCATACACGCCATATTCTTGCCGAGTTGGATTCGGTTATCGCTCGCACTTTGGGCAAGTTGTTCTCCTTTTGGGGAGGGCAAGACCAACGCATTGCGTCCTACAAGGATTTCGATTTGACCAACCCTCAAGTCAATGACCTTGTGATTCGTGCTTTCAAGGCAGGGGCAATCAGCAAGACCAAGGTGGTCGATGTTGTCAACCAATGGGAAAAATCTGACCATCCTGCATTTTGGGATAGGAACATGAATTCCCTTTACAACGCCTTCACCGAGGTTTACAAGGGTAACTTGGTTGCTCTCCCTCAACGCTCCGATGCGTTGCACTCCGTACTTGATGCGGAAGTCGGGTTTGACCTTTCCGCTTTCAATGCTACGGAAGAAGCCGAGCTTGTCGAAGCGGTTGCGGTTGAACCTGCGAATGAGCTTGCGGTTGTCGGGCAAATAGACGGCGAAGTTCCTGCTTCTCTTTACGAGGATTACGAGGACTGAGAAAAACAAAAAAGGTTACAATAAACCTTCCCCCCTCCAAATAACGGAGGGGGTTTTTTGTTGCCCTCCTTTTCGTGCTCAATAAGCTTTTAATGGGGAGCAGTAGCGCCACTACTTTTCGATTATAACTCGTTGAGTATCAACGACTTGCGCGCCGGGCGCAGGGGCCGGCCCCCAAGTCCTTGATCCCCAAGGACTTATGACTATTTTAAGTTAATCGATCTTTTTTTCTTGCGATTTGCCCCGAATCTGTCATTATTAAGGAATGATTAAGCAAACTCTACTCACGGCAGGAAATGCCAAAATTATTAAAGGCGAAAAACTTGGCTACATTACCAAAGGGATTCATTTTGCTCCCGCAAATTTGTCGGGCTATGAGGTTTGTGGCTCAAGGTCTAAGGGTTGCACGATGGCTTGCTTGAATACGGCAGGGAGAGGTCAAATGGACTCAATCCAAGATTCACGCATTGCCAAAACAATTCTTTTCTTTAAGAACAAATTGCCTTTCATGGAAAAGCTTGCAAAGGAGATTACTTCGGGCATGAAGTCGGCAATCAAGAAGGAGATGACGGCAGTCTTTCGCCCTAACCTTACAAGCGATTTGGCTTGGGAGAATATCAAAGATGCAAATGGGCAAACTCTTATGCAAAAGTTTTCCCAAACTCAATTTTATGATTATACTAAGCATTACAAGCGTATGGAGAAATTCATCAATGGAGAAATGCCAAAAAATTATCATTTAACTTTTTCTCTTTCCGAGGACAATGAAGAGGACGCACTAAAGGTTTTAGATATCGGTGGAAATGTCGCAGTAGTTTTTCGTGATCAAATTCCCGCAACATGGAGAGGTCGAGAAGTGATTAATGGTGACGAAAACGATTTGCGTTTTCTTGACAAGCAAGGCGGTTATGTTGTCGGGCTTATCGAAAAAGGTCTCGCCAAGAAAGACGAAACGGGTTTCGTTCAAGAGGGGGTAAATTCGTGAGGGGCGACAATTTTAGCGAATACTACGACTCAGCCGAGGGCATAATGATTTCCAGGGAAAGAACTTGCCAAGAGCTAAAAGCCCATGGGCTTGTAGACTTAAAAGAATTCTTTGATGAATTAGGAGACAAGGAAACTTACCTTGCCCAAGATGTTTTAGACTGGTTAGGCTACTAAACTTTAACTAATAACAAAAAATGTTTGAACTAATAACAGCTATTGCGTTGCCGTTTGTGATTTTGTTTCTTGTGGTCTGGTTCTGGCCGGCGTAAGTCCCTCTCAGTCAACGACTTGGGCGCGGGCGCCAGGAGCCGCCTCCCAACTTGTTGTAAGACAACGAGTTATGACTATCTTCTAATTGGTCTTTTTTTTTGTTGCATTCCATGCCCAGTCTGTCATACTGGAACCATGAAACATTCAGAAAGCGGTAATCGAAAAGTAATGAAACAACTGAAGAAATGTCCCGACATCGAGGAGATTCGAGCAACGGCAAGTGGTCACATGATTCTCGCCAAGAACGGACAGCAGTATCTTGCTCACTTCTCAGCCAAAGCATTTCATCCACTCCGCAGATGGCTCAAGAAAAACACATCACTCAAAAACCTAAGATTCTAAAATTATGTTTGATACAGCAAGAGAACACGCAGACCATGTATTCGGGGCTCAGTACGATGATGTACGAGAACGCTACGCTTCCGAGATTCGGGACTTAGAGATGTTCGCACAATCCGAGCAAGAGCATTATGAGTATATGCACAGAGTGCAAGAAGCAGGATTTGGCGAAGACTACGAGGCTTATGAGGAGGAATGGCAACGCACACTTAACTATTACGAAAATCAAGGATTATAAACTATGAGCAGTTACGCAGAAAACGAACAAGACGCCAGGGAATACGCCGAGTTGAAAAGGGAATTCGCTGAGGAAAAATTAGAAGAGGCAAGATTCAATAAAACACTACTTGACGAAGAAAAGCCTGTGGTTACAATGGATGAAATCATGGAACATCGCTTTGAGCAACGCAATCTAGAGAATGCCGAGCGTCACATGAAAGCTCAAAACGACTGGAGTTCTTTTTTGGAAAGATATTCCAATCCCGACGGAGACTATGAGAGGAGTGAGGAGCAACTTAACATTCTAGGAGAGATCGAGCAAATAGTTCGCAATAATATCTTGTATGGTACGCCTCCGTATTCTCTTGAATCTGCCGAGGACATCTTGCTTGATATTCTTAATGACTTAACGAGCATGAAGGAACGACTTGGATTAGGAGGAAACATATAATGTATAAGTTTGTATACGAACACGCCGCCAGGACTTTTGCTTATCAGAAAGGGCAAAATGGCTGGGACACCATCGTCACAGAGTCAGAAGGTTATTGGTGGGTAGAGGTTTTGTAAGTCCTTGAGAATCAAGGAGTTGCACAGCCGGCGCTGGCGCCGGCCCCCAAGTCGTTGACAGTCAACGATTTAGGACTATTTTTGCATTAGCAAAGAAAAAGCTTGCGTTATGCTCAAATTCTGTCACTATATAGTTATGACAATCAAAAACTTCAATGACTTAGTTTTCAACTCACACGCCAACCACCCGAATGGCGTTCAAGCCAAGCTCGACTTGGGCAACAACACGGAGATTTCCGTCGTCTCCAACATAGGAGAGGGAAGCGGACTCTATGGAAATGTTTCGGAAGGCACTTATGAAGTTGCCGTTTTCCATAATGACAACATGATTCCCCTCGCGACATACGATGATGTTCTAGGACACCAAACCGAGGAGCAACTAACCGAGCTTATGGCTAACCTTCAAGGAGACTTTCGGGCACAATTCATTGCCAATCTCTATATTGGAAGAGATGAAAAAAACAACGAATTAGGGTTGACAAATCAGGCATAATTTGGGAGAATACTAAAATGGATACTCAATTAAACAACTATATCGTTCTCAAGAACGGCACGAAAATCTCTCCTGCCATGACTCTTGAGAAATGCGTTCAAGCGGTTAGGATTCTCGAACAGAAGATTGACCGACTTCTCCACCACTCACCTTATACCATAGGCAAGAACAATGACTGATACCACTTACAACGGATGGAAAAACCACGCAACTTGGAATGTCGCCTTGTGGATAGGCAACGATGAAGGGATGTACGAGTTCGCAAAAGAATGCGGAAGCTATCAAGTTTTTGTTGATGCCATGCGAGAAGTCGGATATACCGAAACCCCCGATAGGGTTGCCTATAATGACTCCGCTCTTGATGTTGAGCGTCTTGACGAATTACTTACTGAACTATAAACTAAACAGAGGAAAAAAACAATGCAATCAATGTTCTCATTCATAACAGACAAGGCACTCGCAGTTGCCAAGTACGAACCTCAAGGTGTTGAGCGAGTAGGCGAAAAGCTTTGGTTCACTTATATAAACAAGGCAGGTTCTGCCGTCTCGGCTTATTATGACTTTTCAAGTCGTACCTTTAAGTCAGTCGTGCGTGGCAAGCAATACGGAAAGAGCGGTTATGCCGTTCGTAATCTCGTTGCTCGTCCAGTAATAGAAGGGGCATTAGGTGAGTGAGTATTGGGATTTACTTATCCTTCTGCCTTGGGTGATAATGTACTCAATAGTATTTTGCGGTTAGGTTGAAGTTCAAATAGACCCCCACCCTTCGGAAAGGTGGGGGTTTTTTGTGTCTTGATTTTGGCACGCCAATTCCGTTGTAAGTCCTTAAACATCAACGACTTGTGGGCCGGGCCCTGCGCCGGAGGCGCAAGTCCTTGACAGCCAGCGAGTTATAACTATTTTCCTAAATGGGCATTTTTTATCTTGCACTTCTGGCAGGAGGTGTCATAATGGAGTCTGTTCTTTAAAATTTATTGTGGGCTTATAGCTTAATGGTAAAGCCTCGCCCTCCTTCACCACGAAATTCTAGATAAAGTAGTGGGCGGTTTGATCAACTGTGGAGATAAGCGAGAGATGGGGGTTCAATTCCCTCTAAGCCCTGCTTTTTCTGTAGATGCATTGCGAAGAATGGCAGATGTAAGTCCGTATAAGGCATTCGTAAGACCATCCAATGCATCGAACAACGAGGCGTCAGCACACGCCTACAACCCGAAAGGGAGAGAGAAAAAGGTTCACATAAAACTTGACATTTTCCTTAAACTCGACTAGATTTATATTATGACACAATCAGAAAGAATAGAACTCATTCGCCAAGCTCACCAAGCAGTCCTTGCTCAACAAGGTGCTTTCATTGAAGAGCTTTTACCGCCAACGCAAGAAGATGTTCGTGATGAAGCAGACCATCTTGACGCTCTCGACCATGAGGGAAAAGTCGATTTCGATAATGACGAAAACGAAACGGACATGGAAAATGTTTCGCCCCAAATGCGTGGGGCGTTTGCATAATGGAGATTATTATATTCCTCTCAATTCTAGCAATTTACTATATTATTACAAATGATTATTAAAATCGCAAAAAACGCAAACTTTCCACAATGGTTTCAAATTGTTTTCACAGACGCTTTGGGCTTCTTTGATGTTATTGACGAAGTAAAGGGAAAAGCAAGGGCAATGAGAATCGCAAAAAAACTAGCTAAAAAGGAAAAAATCCAAAATGTTGATGTTGACGGATTCATCATGTCAACCGAGGAACTTTAGAAAAAACACAAAATAACCAAATAATGAAAAATAAATACATTCTTTATGCAATAGCGGTTTTGCTATTCGTCCAGCTTATAATGAACATTCAGTTTGCCTTATCCTGATTTTACCTCTGTAAGTCGTTATCTATCAACGACTTGTGGGCCGGGCCCTGCGCCGGAGGCGCAAGTCCTTGACAGACAACAAGTTACAAATGCGGGGTACAGATAGCGTGCCAAATCTTTTTTATTTTTTTGCTCTGTAGGCTTGACTTTGTGGGCAAATGGGCGTATCTTTATTACATGACACATTCAATAGAACTCCTTCCGCTTCTCAACTTCAATGTCGTGGCAGTCCATCGTGTGACGGGCAAACCACAATTCGCTACGATTTCTGCTCCGTCTCAAGCAGACGCTGACGATTTCGTGGCAGATATGCAGTCCGATTGGATTGTAATTAGGGGTTGACATTTCATCCAAAATTTGAGAGAATTAAACCATGATTAAGATTAAAAAGAACATTCCCTATATTAACTTCCGTCAAGCTCGCATTGACATGACGCTCACCAATGGTGACAAGCTCGGCACTTACCAGACTTTACCCTATCAAGTCGATGCACCAACAAAAGACCAATGGATGGCTCAAGTCTCCGATGTTTGGGATGTGGTAGACATTACCTTTCGGGACTTCGGTGTCCAGTCTGCTAAAGCCCCAAAGGGTCACCCTGCATGGAATTTAATTCCTGCAATCGAAAAACCCTTGAACCATTCAAGCTAACCAAAAAAACACAAACTATGTATATACTACAAAGCATTCTCAACAAAGCGGGAGCAGTCTGGGTGACTGAATCCCTTCCGCTTCCGCTACCCAAAGCAGATAGGCTTATAAAGTCTCGCTTTGCTCACGCTACGGGAGTTCGTCGTTTCCGACTTATAAAGGTACAATAGAGTAATGAAAATCACAGAGGAGTTGCAAAAATCAAATCCCTATGTGCTTACCACTATGGACGGGCGACCCGTCTTTATGAATAAGCATAATCCACTATATAGAACTAAGCCCAATGATCGCATTGTCTCCGTGGATTGCGTCATGGCAAATGAGAATAGGCTTATCGAGATAACCGAGGAACTTGGACTATCACCAGATCAAGGAGTATTTGAATTACAAGCATAAAGTAATCTAATAGGGCAAATAATGTTTTTTGTAATTTTTGTAATTTTTTGTGTGCTAATAGCTGTAGTTAACTTAGTTCTCTAAGTTACTGTATATCAATGACTTGCGCGCCCCAGCACATGGAAATACCCAATAACATCAAATAAGCACAATCTCACCAAAAAAACACAATCTCACCACCTCCTCCCTAAGCCGTTGGTTATCAACGACTTGCGGACCGGCCCCTGCGCCGGAGGCGCAAGTCCTTGACGGGCAACAAGTTACAAAAGCGGCGTACAGATGGCGTGCCAATCTGTTTTTAGAAGGGATTTTTTTAGCGTAACCCATTGAGCGTCAAAGAGTTGTGCCACAAAAAAAGTCGAGAATGCAAAAAGCTCCGAAGTTTTGAAAAAAAGATCAGAAAAAAGAATATTTTTATCTTTCTGACAGTCAGGCACTTATGAACAAAACGCGCTACTCCATGCGAATTAGTTTGCGGTTTAGTCAAATTCTGTCATTATGTAGTTATGATAATTGAGAAAGACTTCAACCACATTCGCCAAGCAATCGCATTGGCTAACGCCAACGGCAACGCCGTTCCTTCCCAGTTTAAGGGACTGGTCGAGAACCTCAAAAGCGAGGCACTCGCCGAAAAGCTCGTTGTCGAGCATGGCGTGCAAAACGCTTCCAAGCAAGAAATCGAGCAAGAGTTCGTTTCCCTAGATGCAGTCGAGAACGACAAAGAGGAGGAAGATTTTGACCAAGACGAAAACCTCGTTGACATGGACGCAGTAAGCGAAGAAATGCGAGGCATTTTCGAGTAATGGAAGCGATAATTTTATTTGCAATTTTACTTTTATTCAAAACCATCACAACCTAAAAAAAACATTATGACAAGAAAACATTTTACCGCTATTGCCAACGCACTTTTTCACCGCTTCAACTCAGCAGTTGACGAATCCGCCAGTCGAGAGATTGAGCAAATCGCCGTTGACCTTGCGAATGAGTTTGAGAAATTCAACGCAGGGTTTAACCGCTCCAAGTTTCTTGCAGTTGCTTTAGGGTAAGACCATGAAACACTTTTTCTTAAAACACCTTTGCCGAGCCAAGTTTATTTGCGAAGGCAAATTCTTTTGGAAATTTGAAACAGCGAAAGCCCTTGCGGATTCCTGTTATTTCGCAAGTGCGGTTTACAGCATTGACCACAAACGACTTTACCACAAGCATTCTTACGCTTGGTAAAAACATAATCTCACCACAAAAACACAAAAAACACAATGAAATCATTTCAATACTATCTTGAGAAGTACGCCAACCCCATCAATGCGGTTGCGTATTCGGTCAGCTTATACATCGTGAGCATCGTGCTAATGGACTGGATTCGCTTCGTAAGTAGTTGATAGTCAACTACTTGGGGGACGGGCGCTGCCGGCGCCGCCCAAGTCCTTGATAGTCAAGCACTTGCGTAAGCATTTTGCACAAACTCACCACTTGAACACAAACTCACCACATACCCCACACGAACACAAACGCACCACTTGCACCATTTGTGTTTAATGCAACCAAACGCAGGAGAATTGTGCACAAACAAAAGTTGAATTATTTTTGCCAAATCGCTTGACTTTATGCCATTTCGGGTCTATATTTATAGTATGATAACAATTAGAAAAGAAAAAACATCTCTCATGCCTCTGATCGGGAAAACTGATTCGGAGACTTTTAGAACTGCCCAATCCCTTCGGGACATCATCGAGGCTGTTGAGCCGATGCACAATCTCGCAAATTCAAAAATGGCTTCAGATGGCGTATTCGCAAAACTCTTTGCAGAGCAAGTTGCCGAGCGTTTAGAAAACATTTTTCACCTTGCCAACGATAGGCTTGCCAGTATTGTAAAGACTGAAACAACCAAGTAAAAACAGAAAGAACACAAAAAACATTATGGAATTATTATTTATCACATTCTCGAAAGTATCAGAAAAACTGATCAAAGCAAGTTTAAGCCTACGCAACGACAAAAAAGCTCGGTGCATTTTGGAAACCGAAGGCGTTTCCCGCAAGCAATGTGCTTTTAACTTTTGCAAGCAAGATCTCGTTTCTTGGGATTTGTTTGCCCAGCTCAAGGAAATGGCAATTGCTCAAGGCGACCCAAGATTTTGCAAGGTCGCTCGCCATCGTCAATCCGCTCTGGAAGCACGAGACGAAAAGCTCGCGGACATTTGCGATGATATGCGTTGCTCGGTTCGTGAGGCAGAACAATTTCTTGACCACGGCACAATGCCAAGCAACTGGTGAAAAATGGAAATTATTATATTAGTCGCAACGATTGCAGTTTATAAGTCTATAACCTAAAAAACATTTTCCAACCAAAACCTCCTGATGACTCAGGGGGTTTTTTTGTACGCAAACGCACCATTTAAACACAAACGCACCAGACGAACTTAAACACACCCCCTTTAAGGCGTAACTTGTTGAGTATCAACGACTTGCACCTCGGGCCCTGCCGGCGCCGCCCAAGTCCTTGATAGTCAAGCACTTACGCAAGCGTTTTGCACAAACGCACCAGATGAACACAAGCGCACCACATATCCCAGCTGAACACAAACGCACCGCTTGCGCCTTGTGTGTTCAACGCAACCACGGGCAGTAGAATAGGACAAAAACAAAAGTAGAATTGTTTTCGCCTATGGGCTTGACTTTTGGGCGTTTTGGTGCGATATTATAGCATGATTAAAATTAAAGATGTAGTCCTCACTCCTCGGAATGTCGTTGGCGTTGTCGAGGGTTTCCATAAAGATGGCGTTGTCACTTACGCTTTGCTTCGGGTTTATCGCTCGCAAAAGCGTTTGGCGATTCCAACCGATTCGCTTCGCCGTCACTCTTGGTTGAATGACTAAAAAACAATTTGACAAAACCTCAAAACTAAACTAGATTTATATTATGTTAGAAAAAAGAATAGAAGTACGGAGATTCCACAAGTTTTGGAATGTCGCAATTTTCAATCTACGCATAGGCGGTTCGCCTCGCGTTCGGACTGCCATGAGCAAGCCCAGTCTCAATCGCATTATGCGAGAAGAGGACATTGAATTTCACCCAGGATTTGGCAAAGTCAAAACCGAAGTAATCCACCTAGATAGGAGAGCATAAACCATGAGCAGTATCACACAAAACGCCGACCAATCTTTTCAACGCAATCCAGATCTAGAGATCCGAATGGATAAAGCTCTTGCTGTTATAGTTAGAGAAACCCCGCTTGCTGATGCAGGTTGCCAATCGGCGAAGCAGTTAGTCGTCAACGCCCATCTTGAGCAAGAAAAGATCTGGGATGAATTGGAAGAGCTAGAAATCGACTTGCACGGCGATCAAGTCCCGTCATGGCATTAAACATTTTAAACACAAATGGTTCAACAAAATGAGGGGAGGGGGGGGTTAAGTGACTCCCAGCCCCATTTTTTGGATTTCAATTGGGGTGGTCACTCGGTCATGGCGGTGGGGGGGTATTTCTCAATCTCCCCTGGAAACGGTTTATTAGGAATAAATGGCCGGATTAAAAAAAAACAGAGCCCCTTCGTAAAATCAGAGGCGCTCGCCGAAAAGTTTTTTATAACGCCCTTCTTTCTGGAGAATTAGAGTAGCGTCCCCTGTCTTTCCGTCCTTTAATGCATCGGCGACGGATCCACCCTTTAGGACTCGTCGAGGCTTATTTAACCAGCACGTGGCGTCGTAACTATTGTACATTCTAGACAAAGCCGTCATTATTTCCGAAAAACTCACACTAAATATTACACTAAAACGAGATACGAGTGTAATATAGAAAGTACATGGCTGCAAAAAAAGGTTCCAAACTCCGCATTCCTCAGTTACCGCAAAAGATAAGCGTTCAGTGTAAGAAGCTGGACGAAAAGCAATTACGCCTACTCTCTACAGCGCTGGACCCCAAGACTAAGATTATCTTTATCAACGGTCCTGCCGGTTCTACCAAGACGTATATGGCGGTCTACTCCGCCCTAAGGTTATTAAGTGCGAGAGAGGAATTAGATCTCTTATACGTTCGAACCATTATCGAAAGCGCAGAGAAAGGGATGGGGGCATTACCGGGAGATGTGGAAGAAAAATTCAATCCCTATATGGCACCCTTGAATGATAAGCTGGAAGAGATGCTCCCCAAGACCAATACTCTCAAAAGAGAGCTTTTGGAAAAAGGGCGAATTCAATCTATGCCCATTAATTTCTTGCGGGGAGCAAATTGGATAGATAAAGTCGTTATTGCGGACGAGGCACAGAATTTTACCTTTAAGGAGCTTACTACCCTTATTACAAGAATAGGGCACAACACCAAACTCTTTATTTGTGGAGACACCATGCAAAGCGATATCAACGGGAAGACTGGATTCCAGGGAATGTATCAGTTATTCAATGATGCCCAGAGTCAGTCCAAGGGGATAGAATGCTTTGAGTTTGATGAAAATGACATTAAGCGGAGCGTAATTTTGAAATTTATCGTTTCTCGCCTCAATTCGAGGACAAAATACGTGTAATTAAAGAGCATGATAGAATTCTATAATGTCCGCAAGCGCAAGAAGGTCCAGATTTCTACCGATCAGGTCACAAAAAGGCTCTTAGAGAACAAAACCAAAAGTGGAGACATTCGACTGAGATACGCCTTTGCAGCCATTGACGAAGATGGGACTAAAATGCTTAAGTTTTGCAAGAAAGAGGATTACGATTCTTTTAGGTAATGGAGTGGGAGCTC